AGACACAACAGACACAACAGACACAACAGACACAACAGACACAACAGACACAACAGACACAACAGACACAACAGACACAACAGATACGACAGACACAACAGATACAACAGATACAACAGATATTGATACTGACGATGATCCTACTGATGATACTTCAGTTGCAGATCTCTTTAGTGACGTACTAGGAGAATCAGAGCAAAGAATCTTACAGGGTATTATTGACGCTGGTTACGCTACTCCTGATGACATTACAACAGCGCTTGAAGAAGCTAACCTACTAACAGCAGAAAACTTAAGAACTACTTTAGAAGCTTCTGGGTTTGCTACTCCTCAAGACATTGCTGATGCGTTTACTAATGCGGGTTTAGCAACACCTCAAGATGTTACAGATGCGATAGCAGCGGCAGGTTTAGCAACACCGCAAGATATTATTGATGCACTAGACTCCTTTGGTTTTACTGACGCGCAACTTGAGCAGATTGTTGGAGCGCTTCCTGAAAATTTAAGTTTAACAGATTTAAATGACGCATTAAGCACAGCATTATCAGGCATTGCATTAGGTACTGATTTAGACGACGCTACAACTACTATTGTTGATGCTGTTGGTGGACTTGACATTGCAAGCCCAGACGACATTAGAACAATATTATCTGGATATGGGTTTACTGATGAACAGCTAGATCAAATTGCTGGTGTAATTCCTGAAGGTTTAACTTTAGCAGAACTTAATGAGTCCTTAACTAATTCTCTTTCTGGTATTGCATTAGGTACTGACTTAAATGACGCTACGACCACTATTGTTGATGCAATAGGTGGTTTAAGTTTTGCTACAGCAGAAGACGTAAGAACTGCTCTGTCAGAGTTTAACTTTACAGAAGACCAGCTAAATCAAATCTCTGATTTAATACCCGACACATTAAGAAGCGGAGAAGTAGAGGAGTTGTTGTCTTCTGCTCTTACTGGTATTTCAAGACAAGAAGACATAGACACAGCTTTTGCTACTTTAACAACAAACTTAGGCGAAGGAGTTCGTGGTTTAGAAACTGGACAAGAAGAAATACTTACAGGACAAACTCGAATAGGAGAAGAAGTCCAGAGTGTTGAAGACTTGATTATGTCTAGTACAGGGCTTCTTACTGCACTAGGTGCTGCAGGTCTTGGCGGTGGCGGTGCTTCACGTCCTGCTGCTAGACCCTTTAGACAATTTAAAGAAACATTTGACTATGCACCTCAAGAAGTAAAGCCAGTAGAAACAAAATCAATGGACTACAATAAAGAAGTTGATAGGTTATTAACAATGGGCATGGGCGGTAAAAAACCAGGAATGTTAGTATGACGTATTTAAATTTAGTAAACAATGTACTACGTAGGATGCGTGAAGACGAAGTAACGTCTGTACAAGACAGCACCTATAGTAAAATGGTAGGTGATTTTGTTAATGACGCTAAAAGGACTATAGAAGACTCTTGGGACTGGTCGGCGTTGCGTACTACATTAACAATTACAACTACTGCTGATGTTTTTAACTACGTACTAACTGGTAGTCAGAACAGGATTAAAGCTTTAAATGTTATCAACGACACTGCTAACTTGTTTATGGAGTACCAAACAGCGACATTCTTTGATGAAGCTTACTTGATTTCTGATGCTCGTAAAAGTGCTCCTAAGTACTACACGTACAATGGTGTTGATAGTGACGGTGACACTCAGATTGACATTTATCCAATTCCTGACAAAGAGTACACCATTCGGTTTAACTGTGTCAAAAGAACGGGCGACTTGTCCGCTAACGATGACCGACTTACAGTACCTAGTATGCCCGTGTTACACTTAGCTATTGCTTTGTTAGCCCGTGAACGTGGGGAGACTGGAGGTACGTCTGCTCCTGAATACTTTAAGATTGCTGAGAACTATATGTCTGACGCTATTGCCTTAGACGCTCAGAAGCATCCAGAAGAAACAATCTTCTATACCCCTTGAGGTAAACTATGGCACAACAACTTAACAGTATTAATCTTGTTGCACCGGCCTTTAAGGGAATCAATACAGAAGATTCTCCGTTGCAGCAAGACCCTTCGTTTGCAGAAATTGCAGACAACGCTGTAATTGACAAGCGTGGACGTATTGCTGCACGTAAAGGCCATGACGTTGTTACAACAAACAAAACTGCATTAGGCACGGCTGCTCTTAGGGCTATTAAAGAATTTAAAGACGACGCTGGAAACACTAAAGTATTTTCTGTAGGCAACAATAAGATCCTTAGCGGTACTACAACTTTAGCTGATGAAACTCCCGGTAGTTATACAATTAATGCTGACAACTGGAAGATGGTCAACTTTAACGACAAGATTTATTTCTTTCAGCGTAGCTTCCAACCTTTAGTCTATGACAACGCAGGAGGCTCTGTAGTCACGCTCAGTAGCGTTTCTGGTGCAGCGGGTGTTACTAGTGCTATGTACGGTAACGAGGTCCTAGCGGCCTATGGAAGGCTCTGGACGGCTGACTTTGGTGCTGATAAGTCTACTATCTATTGGTCTGATCTTTTAATTGGTCACGACTGGTCTGGCGGTACTAGTGGCTCTATTGACATTTCTAAAGTATGGCCTGATGGTCACGACGAGATCGTAGCACTAGCGGCACACAACGGCGCTTTGATTATCTTTGGTAAACACAGTATTGTTGTTTATAATAATGCTCAAGCCCCAGCTACGATGGCCTTAGCAGATACTGTAGCAGGGGTTGGTTGTGTTGACAGAGACACTGTGCAGTACACAGGTACTGATGTATTATTCTTGTCACATACAGGGCTAAAGAGCTTTGGTAGGACAATACAAGAAAAGTCAATGCCTATTACTAGCTTATCTAACAACATTACTAAAGATATTATAAACCTGTTGCAAAATGAGATTTCTTTTTACAGAACTGTCTATAGTCCAGAAGAAGGTTTCTACTTACTAACCTTTGTAAATCAAAACGTAACCTACTGTTTTGACGTGAGGGGTACTCTAGAAAACGGTTCTTATCGCGTTACTCGTTGGCCCGGTACTGGCTTTACGTCTTATGGTAGGCTTGAGGACGGTAAGCTGTACATAGGCACTACAGAGGGCATTAGCGAGTACACAGGTTACAGCGACAATGGAACAAAGTACAGGTTTAAGTACTACAGTCCGGGGTTGACCTTTGGTGACCCGTCTATGCTAAAAAGAGTCAAGAAGATCAGGCCAACACTGGTAGGCGCTAATAGTGCTACGGTGTTTCTTAAGTGGGCCTATGACTTCGACACATTCTACAGAACTGCGGAGTTTACTGTAGGCAACCAACAACCCGCTTTCTACAACGAGGGCGAGTTTAACGTGGCAGAGTTTACTGGTGGTGAACTAACGTCACGTAGAGCAGTTAACGCTACTGGTGGTGGCGGAGTTATCAACATAGGTCTGGAGGCAGACATTAATGGTTTTGCATTGTCTCTACAAGAAATTAACGTATTAGTTTTAAAAGGTAAAGTACTATGAGCAACTACAGTAAAACTACTGACTTTGCCGCTAAAGACAGTCTACCTTCTGGAGACAGCGGTAAAATCATTAAAGGCGCTGAGTTTGAGACGGAGTTTGACGCTATCTCTACAGCTATTGCTACGAAGGCAGACACAGCATCACCAACATTCACAGGGACAGTAACAATACCTGCATTGACATTTAACGGTACGCTGTCAACAGGAACTATTGATGGAGGTACTTACTAATGGCTGAAGGATATTCATCAGAATCTATCGACGACATGATAGACGATTCTCAAACAGAAGGGTTTGCTAATCCGACTGGAGGCTTCTTTGACTTTCTAGGCGGCCTTAGTGACTACATATCTCAGCCCGGTGTTTTACTCCCCGGTCTTCTTGGTGGTCTGCTTACAGGAGAATCTTACGGTCGTCTTAGTGACATAGGATCGCAAGCTAGAACTGCTGCTGACGCACTAGCACAACAACAACTAGAGCAAACTCAGTTCAAGCCGTTTACTGTGGCTACTGCTACTGGTGGACAGTTTGGTACTCAAGTTGATCCTGCTACTGGTCAGTTTATGACAAGTATGCAGTTGTCTCCTCAAGAACAAGCTATGCAACAACAGTAGTTTGGAGGTGCTGGTCAGTTCTTTGGTGGCGCTACTGCTGATCCTGCGGTTCGTGAACAAGAGATCTACGATCAGATTAGAGCAGCTACTTCTCCTCAAGAACGTATGGAACGTCTAGGTCTTGAAGAACGTCTAGCGGCACAAGGACGCCTTGGTGTACGTACTTCACAGTTTGGTGGAACTCCTGAGCAACTTGCTATGGAAACCGCACAACAACAGGCTATGGCCCAAGCTAGACTAGGCGCTGCACAGCAGTCACGTCAAGAGCAAATGCAACAAGCACAGCTTGGACAACAGTTCTTAGGTGCTGGTTATGTTCCTCAGACACAGCTTCTTGCGGCTACACAGCCTTCTCAACAGCTTGCTGGTTTGCAGAACCTTCTTCAACGTCAGGGTGCTAACTTGTTTGGTGAAGCTACTATGTCTGGTCTTGAGTCACAGTTGATATCAGAACAAGCTAGAGCAAATCTCTTGGGTCAAATTGGATCAGGACTATTGACTGGTGCGTTTACACCACAGCAGTCTAACCCTTATGCTGGTTTGTTTTCGCAACTTTCTCAGTTTTTCCCCGGAGGTAAATAATGGCTAAGTACTCACAAGAATTTCTAAGGGCTATGGCCAACCCTGCAATGGGTCAGGGGTTGTTTACTGCTGCACAACAAGCGGCAAAACTTCCGGGTCAGTTACAGCAAATGAAACAGACTCAACAAATGCGTCAGCAATTGTCTCAGATTGATCCTAATTCTCCTGAAGGTTTAGCGCGGTTAGCTCGCTTTTATCAGTCTCAAGGAGACATGGCAAACGCAGCAAAATACGCTAAGGCTTCTCGTGATTTAACTGAAACTTTATCAGCTAAAACTAGTTTAGCCAATGAACAAGAAAACTTAGCTAGAAGAGCAGAAAACTTGGGTCTTGGTGAGGTAGCAAAAAGGGCTAGAACAGTCACAGACAGAAAAGCATTAGAATCTATTGCTAGTGAGCTTAGAGAATTAGAACGAAAAAAAGTACCGACGCAAAGCCTACCTGTACGTCGTAGAATAGCTGCTGCTGCTGGTATACCACAAACTCAATTTGATTCTTTAAAATTAGGCACAGTTTCTGATAACGATTTTAATTCTATTATTAACGGAGAAAAAGGCAAACAAACAGCGTGGCAAGATGACAAAGGAAACCCAAAAGTTTACAGGGTAAACGACTTTGGCCTTGTTTATGATGAAAAAACAAAGCAATGGGTTTCTCCTTCAACACTTGGGTTGACAAAAGCTCCGGAGGCTGTTCAGCGTGTTATTGATGGTAAAGATGAGGTTACTACGGAGTTAGCAAAATTAGCTGTAGGAGACTTTGCTGAAATGCACGAGAAAGCCCAAGGTGCTAAAAAAGCTTACGATGTTATTCAAAGACAACTTAGTAGGATTGAAGGAGGAATGCCTACGGGACTAGGGGCAGATATTCACGTTTATTTATCTCGTGTGGGATCATTTATTGGGTTACCCTACAGAGGAAAATCAGCGGCAGACGCGCAAGCATACATGATTGATGCGGGAAAACTAGTAGCAGAACAAATTAAAG